CGGAGACACTATTATCGCAACCACCGATAAGATTATGCCAAATTTACCAAAAGGAATGTCGGAAGATAATCCAGCGGTTCAGGCAATTAATCGTGATTATTCCCAAGTTATGAAGGCTATGGGATTGAGTAAGTAATATGGCTCAAAAATTCATCGGCATCACGTTACCAATTCGATTGGGCCAAACGGGAATGTTTGACCAATCAACGACGGTAATCCAACAAGTTCGTTCTAATTTTAAGAATTTAATTCTTACAAAGAAAGGTGAACGAGTCGGACAACCGGAATTGGGTTGTGATTTATGGAAGGTATTATTTGAACCATTAACCGATGAAACTTTGGAAAATGCTAGGTTGGCGGTGGCAGATGCAGTAGACCGTTGGTTACCATTCATTGAGTTAACGGATTTTGAAATTACACAAACGGATAGCGAAAATATTGTTAATATAAAATGTATTTATAGATTTAGAAATAACCCTAATGTCACAGACCAGATAAGTATATTAACAACCGCACTTGGAGCACCAGCGGTCGCATTTCCTGTAGAACCAGTAACTACCCAAACAGAAGTTGAACGGGTAAATAATCAAGTTAAAAACGCTCGTCGTGTAAGAAGAATTAACTAATTTGGAGTTTTAAATGGCAACGAACCAACCGGTAAACATACAACCACGGCCAAATGTAAAGCAAATTAACTACATTGCTAAAACATTTACGGACTTTAGACAGAATCTCATAGAATTTGCTAAAGCATATTACCCTAACTCATATTCGGACTTTAATGAAACGTCGCCTGGTATGATGTTTATTGAAATGGCATCATATATTGGTGATGTCTTGTCATTTTATATTGATAATCAATTTAAAGAAAATTTATTGGCATACGCCGAACAACAAGAAAATGTCATTTCCATAGCGCAGTTTCTTGGATACAAGCCAAAATTAGTCTCCCCGTCTACTTACCCAAAATATTTGGTAAAGGTAGCAAAAGGAAGTACATTTGTCGCTACGGGTCAAACGTCGGTACAGTTTTGATTAAGTGAAGATGTGGATTTTTCCAATATTACTGCTGAAGATTATATAGTTAATACTTTTTCTAGCGGTAACCCGTCAACATTTATCGTTAGTAAGCCAGCGCGATTGGTATCCGCAGAAGAAAGAACTACTACATTTACGTTTGGTAGCGCACAAAAATTCACTTCTGTATTGATGCCAGAAGAATCTATTATCGGTATTGAAAGTGTAGTTGATTCAAACGGGAATGTGTGGTATGAAGTAGATTATTTAGCACAAGATGTTATTATGGATGAGTTAGATACAACTAGTAACGGTGAAACTGGAATTTTGCCATCATCCAAGTTAAGACTTCGTAAAGTTCCTCGTAGATTCGTAACCAGAATTAATAGAAATAATCGCATGGAATTGATGTTTGGTTCTGGTACTGACAATGACGCAGAAGTGAATACTACATTAGATTCTAGACAAGTTGCAAATTCTCAATATGGAAATACTATTGAAAATATTTTGGGTAACGTATCCATCAATAACGTAAATTTTCTTAATAGTAATGCATACGGTATATCTCCGGCAAATACAACATTAACAGTAACATATTTGGTCGGCGGAGGGGTAAATACGAACACGCCATCAAATACAATAAACCGTGTAGCAGAAATAATAGTTTTAAATGATACTACAAACTACACTTCTGGTGAACTTACTACGTTTAACGCATCAGTACAAAGTATTACTGTCAATAACGATTTACCCGCCACGGGCGGGGGAGAAGGGGAATCAATAGACGAAATTCGTGAAAACGCATTAGCATTTTTCAACGCACAAAATCGTGTAGTTACCGTAGAAGATTACGCAGTACGGTCATATGCACTTCCATCAAAGTTTGGTCGTATTGCAAAAGCATTTGCGGTACGTGATGAACAAATTAATAGAATTTTAACAGCACAAAATGACAGAGTATATGTAGATAACCCAGTACGTCCAAATGTAATTAATTTATATACATTAGGATATGATACTAACGGAAATTTATCAACATTAAATACATTAGTTAAGGAAAATTTAGCACGATACCTTGAACAGTTTAGAATGTTGACAGACGATGTTAATATTCTTGATGCATTTATTATTAATATAGGCGTACAGTTTGATATATCCGTGCTCAGAAATTATAATGTCAACGATGTTCTTGCACGAAGTATTGGAGCTGTACAAGATTTCTTTGATACAAGTAAATGGAATATAAATCAACCTATCGTCCTCGCGGACCTTTCGTATAATATTGGACTGGTCGAGGGCGTACAAACAGTGAAAAGTGTTCGTATCTTTAACAAGTATCAATTCCAAGATGGGACGGGATACCAAAACTATCGATACGACATTGACGAGGCAACAATTAATGGGGTTATCTATCCAAGTCTCGACCCAAGTATCTTTGAGTTGAAATACCCAACAACTGATATTATAGGAAACGCTACCCAATGAGAATAATACTAACCGCCAGTAGAGATACTACACTTTATCAAGCGTTTACTAGTAGTAATGCGGGATTAGATGAAATACTTGATATCGGTAAAGTTATCAATACCGATGTAAACTTTACCAGCTCAACTGTTTATTCAACAGGATCAGCAAGAACGTTGATATATTTTGACTTACCAACAACAGCAAGTGTTCCTGCAACTGCTAGTTATTTCTTAAACTTAAAATTAGCAAATGCAAGCGACTTGAACAGAAATCAAAAACTTGTAATATACCAAATATCTCGTTCGTGGGACGAAGGAAGCGGTGTTTTCTATCAAAATGTTCAAAATTCAAATGATGGGGCAACGTGGGTAAATTGTACATCAACGGTATCGTGGAGTAGTGCAGGTGGAGACTTTTTAACTGGGTCAACCAGTCAGAGTGTTTCTCTTACAACGTACCCATTACAAGATATTAGAGTGGACGTTACAAATATTTTAAGACCTATAGTCAGTCAATCATTACAAGATACATTTTATGGACTAGTTGTACAATTTCCAACAACAGATGAAACTGACTATACAAATCGTGGCAATATTAAAGTATTTTCTACACAAACACATACAATTCACCAACCTACACTAGAAATTGCATGGAATAGCCAAACCTTCTCCACAGGAAGTTTGTCAGCAATTCCAAATTTGAATGTAAAAACGGTTCCAAGTAACTTGCGTCAGTCATATACAAAAGGTGATGTGGATAAATTGACTTTTGTTGTTCGTGACCAATATCCATTACGTTCATTTGATTCTACGTTACGTTACAAAAACAAATATTATCTTCCATCATCGTCATACTATTCAATTATAGATGCACAAAGTAACACTACCATAATTCCATTTGATGATTATAGTAAGATAGACACTGACCCCACTGGCTCATATGTAGTATTAGATACATCTCCGTTATATAAAGGAAGATTTTATAAGCTAAAGTTGAAGGTCGTTAGCGGGCAATATTCGAGAGTAATTGATACAGACACTCTATTTAAAGTTGAATAGTTTATGGCAATAACATTTTTATCAAGTAGTATTAATCCAGATAGCGGAAGTATAGTTAACAAAGACCAAATTGATATTTCCTTGTCTTTGTTTGAAGTATCTGCGTCCGGACATAGTTCGTCAATCCTTACAAATTATTCCGCAACGGTTCAAACGGTAACAATACCCGAAGAGGAATTAACAAACCACAGTATGTATTATACTCCAATTTATAAAGAAAAGTTAGATTATAACGTGTGGTTAACAAGAATAAATAAAAATTTTGAAGAGTTAGATTAATGGCAGAACAACAAAACTATCAAAGTAATCTGCAAGAGCTATCAGATTCTTATACACGGTATAACGTATCCCGTATCATAGCAAACAAGAAAGATGATTTGCTAGACATGGAAGTTCCCGCAGATTTTTCTGTAGCGTTACTAGAAAATAATATTGAAGTTAATTTATATAGTTTGGCCGATAACTCATTAATATTCTCAGATGTCGTAAAAAACGTTAGTGGGTCAATTTTTATCGAAACGTTACAATATAGCGATAACAGTTTACGTAGATTATTGTATATTGATTTTGCTAAAGTTCAAGGTTTAGATTTACCATCAGGACAATATTCAGTTACACTTAACTTCTTTGCAGATGAAATTGGAAGTTATGATGATAGGTTATTAAAAGTAAATAGAATTTCTACATCACGTACAGAAATAGAATTAAAATTAATGGATTTAAGTAAGCAACAGTTAATGACGGAGTTTGTTTTACCGTCCATTAATTCAGTTTGGATTACAGATGCATTAAAACAGGCATTTAATCAATCCGGAAGTACAACTATTCCAGCGGATAATACTTTACTTACATCACAGTCAATTGGAACAGAGTTACCAGCGGGTATGGAAGCTCAAATTAATCAGTATAATTTTGAAAGTGTATATGATATAAGTCAAGAAATCTTAAATAAAGCATACATAGTCGCAAACGAAGAAGTTACAAAATTATTAAATGAAAACAAAACACGTTTTACTACGCAAACATTATCATCAATTATAAGCAGTTCCCTCGCTACAGAGTATGAAACGTATATTAATCAAAACAAGGTAACTGTAAGTCAGTTACCATATGACTTGGTAGTGGGAGATTAATTATGGCGATTACACAGACGGATGTAACCAGAGCATTTAGTATAACTTCCGGATCAACGAATTTAGTAACAAATAATTTGACGGTTACTTATGTTAAAAATACCAACACAATCCCAGCCGATATACCAATTACTGTTTCTAATTCTGCTACGGATTTTTACATAAAAGTAGTTCCCATAGTATCTAGTGATGTTATACAAGTATATCGGTCCGGAAGTACTGCCCTGGTAAATGGAAACAATCCAGTAATTATCCCGCCAACGGGATCAAGAGAATTAATAGTAAGATTGGGTACCACATTAGAAAATTTTGAAACGCAAACAAAATCAGAATCTATAACATTTGATTTGATAGCGATGGTTCCTCAAATAATTGCCGGAGGAACAGACGTAGGTACCAACGTTGCGGTTGGTGGTAGTGGTGGCGGCGGAGTTCGACCAGCCGCGGGAGGAAGTAGTGATAGAAGTGGTGATTCACAAAATAATGAATTTTAAGAGATAATAGATGAGCCATAAAATACGTGTCACTTGGCAAAGCCCAACTTTTTTAGAACAAACCTATAATAAGGGTCAAAAAGGACTCGGTGATAGATACACCATCGATTCTAATTACCCATATGAAATAGTATTTGATGTTACCGAATTGAACGACTTAAAGCTTCAATTTGAAGTTTTAATAAGTCAATGGAGTGCGTTTAATTCGGACCAAATATCAGAGTATTTTCGTGAAAGCGGAGAAAGCTTGAGTGGCGCGATGGTGCGTAAATTAAAGCGAGAATTAAATAGAATTTTATTTAGAAACAAATTAACAGACGTATACACATATTTTCCTTTTAGTGATAAATTTGCTGCTTCACAATCTAAAACTAACGTAATGAAGTATATACTTGATATCCTTGGTCAATATAAGGATATCACGCAACGTATATTGAATAGACAAGAAGGGTTGGCTGAATATTTAGACGCAGACACCCAAGAAAATATCCCCACACTTGTAGAAGTTCCAGCATCGAAGACGCAAGTAACTGTAGGAGTAACATTAGTTATTACTAAACTACAAGTACCGTTACTGGAATCTTTGATTAGTGCTGTCAATAATTCTATTTTTACAAAAGCATCTACCTTCTTTGATGAAAACAGAGAATACAAAACACTGTTAAACTTTGGTAATGATAGGCAATACGTTGCAGAATCATGGAGATTTGCACCAACCGATTCCGGGTCTATTCAATTAAAGCTTACCAGACCACTTGATACTGATATAGTAAATGACACTTCTGCGTTTGTTAGTAGAGAAATCGCAGAAACTGTGGTTGATATTATTAACTTTGAATTAAGACCATTAAAAGACACGACACCGTACCTACGTCCGTACAACATAGACTCCAGAAATTATATAGACGGTAAGATGTTTGCCACCAATGCTACGTTAGATAGCCTTGGATTGGCTACCGGATCTGAAGGCGCGGTTATCAACGGTACCACGATTTCATACGATGACACAGTATTCCGTCGTTGGTTTACGGGTGACTTTAAGGCATCGGAGTTGAATATTGAATTCACTGATTATAATAATTTTGTACACTTTGGCTCCGCTTATAAAAGACTACAAGCATTTAATGAAAAACTTATAAAGATTGATGAATTAACATCGGCAAGTATCTCGTCAAGTGTATCAAGTAGTACTATATCATTGAGGTTTAAGTCACAAGAAAAAGAAAATATTATTAGAAATTTTGACCCGTATGAACAATTTTTATATTATGCAACGGAGTCAGTGGCATACTCTGCTAGTGCATTTTATGTAGATGGAGAAGTTGAATATAATGCGACTGGTTCGTGGCCAAAACAAGCTGACGGAACTCCATATAGTCCGTACAGTAGTGTTGCCACAAATTGGCTAACTGGACAGTCTGCTATCGCTCAGCGATATGACGATAACAATCCAAACTATTTGGTATTAAATTTACCAAAACATATTCAAGAAGACGCGGACTCAACTGACTTCTTAACGTTGTTTGATATGGTTGGTCATTTTGTTGACAATATTAAAGTATATATCGACCAATTCCCAAATATTTATGCCACGAGTATAAATCCATTAGAAGACTTATCGATGGACCAGGTGTATGAAGTTGCACAATCGTTTGGATTGAAACTTCCAAACGTGTATGCACTTGAAAATCTTCAAACATTCAATGCACAGTTTGCAGGTGAAACTGGTTCACGGTCGTATGTAGCAGAAACATGGAAGCGGTTCCTTCACAGTATGGTATACTTTAACAAAACCAAGGGGTCACGTACTTCTTTGGATGCGTTACTTAATACTTACGGAATAAATTCGCCAATTTTACAAATAAAAGAAACAACATCTCCGGCAGCCAATAACTATATTCGATCAGATGAATTAACTTATGGATTACAATTTACCGGCTCAGCTCAAAATTATGTAAGAGTGCCGTTTGTTTCCTCTTCAATAACTGCCTCTACGGTACAACTTTCATTTAATCCAATATTACGTCGAAGCAGTTCAATTATAACGGCAAATAATTGGGCTATAGATTTGATACCACATCCGTCTGGAACTGCGGTGCCTGGTCAATATATAAATGGTACATATTTTGCTTTTGATAATTCTAAGAGAATAACATACGGCAGAATTCACGTTGTAAGTGGGTCTGGTCGTACCATTATTGCAACAAGTAGTTATTTCCCACTGTTTAGTGGTGACTATACTAACATTATGTTACGTAGTCAATCTGGCGATATCTCAATTATTCAAACTGACGGTGACCAAATTCTATTCCAAGAATCTGCATCGGTCAATCTTTCATCACTTTGGAATAGTACCACCTTTATCTACGTTGGTGGTTCTGGTTCGATGCAACTTGGTAATAAATTTGATGGCGTCGTAGACGAAGTTCGTGTATGGGGAGAAAATATCTCAAATGATGATTTTGTGGCACAAGCATACGATCCTGGTTCATACTATGGAGCAAATTATACTTCTTCATATGTCAATCTGTATGTCCACGTTCCATTCAGCCAACCACTTTCATCAATTACTGCATCAGTAACAAATGAAAGTCCATATCAAAATGTATCTATTGTGGCTACATTACCTGCTAATGGATTTACTACCGCATCATTTACACGAATACTCAGAAGTATCAAACAATTTACACCAATTGTCGGGTCTACCATTTATACAAATAAAAAGATAGTAGTATCAGACCCGCCGGTATTTAACCAGCAGTTTGTTGATGTAGATGGAACAAAGGTACTAAGTAGACTAACTAGTATTAAGCAAGTAGAAGATAAACAGTATAACAGCGGTCAAAACATTGTTGGATTTGCAGTGTCACCAACTGATTTTATTAATCAAAATATTATACGTTCGATGGGTGTCGTTGACGTAAATAATGTAATCGGTAGTCCCAGATATATAACTGGGTCGGGGTATTCTTCGCTTCAATCTATTGAAAAAGATTATATAAAATATTTCAACAAAACCATTAGACCAAACGATTATATTAGATTCTTTAAGGATTTAACGCAAGGTCCAAGCGAAATGGCCGATGAAATGGTCCCAGCTCGCAGTAAATTACTAGATGGTATCGTTATTGAGTCATCCGTATTATCTAGAAACAGAGATAGAACCATCCGCAGTTTTGCCGTAGACGGTACAGAAACTAAAAAGTTTAATGCATACGTATCTGGGTCTGGTTCAATAGGAGTTGGAGCATATGACTTTGATTCTCCACTAGAGCCGATAAGTTTAGTACCGATTTCGTTGGGGGATACACTACCAATTACGGCTATTATTACAATATCAAGTAGTGTTGATGTTAAGGAAAGTACCAAATCAAGTAAATTACCGACATTCCAACGAGTACTACAGAATATTGGAAATTATTACGTAACATCTTCAATATTAGACCAAAACAGTTCATACTCC